CGCCGGCACGCTGGCAAAGTAGACATCGGCGGCGATGTCGCCGGCGACGTCCGAAGTGAAGTAGCCGGAGAGCACCAGACCTGGCACTGGCGGGCTGGTCCGCAGCAGTACGCCGTTGTAGTAGTACCGCACATAAAAGCCGTCGTACTCGATCGAGAGCACATCAGTAGCGGCGACGGTACTAGCTGAAATGTTGTAGAGCGTTGTTGTTCCACCGATCGTCTCGGCGATCTGCTGCGGAAAGCCGCTCGAGTTGTTGGCAAACCACAGGAACTGCGATGTCCCGCCGCCGCCGGTCGTAGGGTTGTAGGGCGTGCCGCCAGATAGCGCGGTCGTGAACCCCGCCATTACGCCGTTGGCGTTGATCGGGAACCGGCACGAGAACGTCGCGCCGTTGCCATAGGATTGGCGTGTGTAGGCGTCCACGACGCCCCAGCCGCTGGTATTGTTCTGACTCTGCAGTTGGTTGCCGGCAACAGCGACGCCGTTGGTGCCGCGCGTGACCCAGGTCGCGTTATTCTGCTGCGCCGTGATCTGGTTGAAAGTTACGTCGCTGAACACGCCGCCGTTCCACAGCATCGGCACGAACAGGTAGAGCGTGAGCCCCACCGCCGGCGTCGTATGCAGCAGCACCCCATTCTGGAAATAGCGGACGTTTGCGCCGTCGTAAGTGACTGAGAGCAGATCGCCTTTCGCATAGGTACCATACGTCGCAATCTGCGTACCGGCCTCCCATACCTCGACACGCGTGGCCCCGCTGAAGTAGCTGGCATAAAGTCCAAAGTCGGCATTGGTGTAGCTGGAGGACGCGCTCGGATTCTTCGAGAACCCAATCATCCCAAGACCATTAGCGCTCAGTGTCTGTGGCCGCGCGCTCACCTGACACGCCGGGTACCCCATCTTGGAATAGACCGCCGAGTCCCAAGTGTTCGTGCCCGTCGTCGCCTTAGCTATAAGGTAGTTATAGGCGATGGCAGTCCCTGTCGTAACCACAGAAACTGAGGGGCTTAGGGCACCAGAAACTGGGGTATAGCTGTATGCTGTAACATTTGCCAAATCTTGGTCAGATGTGGTTTGCCCAAAAGTATTGAAAGAGCAAAACTTGAAGTACACCGAGTTGCCGATAGCGCCCGGGTCCACATTGATGGAAAAGATCGCACCATCGTAACGCACCCACGGCACACCGCTCGTATGAGATGCGTTTACTGTCCCATACCCACCGCGCGGCAAATAAGTCAAATTGTAGTGCCCTGCGGACGTTTGTGTAGCAGTCTCATACGCTAGAACTTCTAAGGATGCATTAGGATCAACCAAAAGCATCGTCTGAAAAGACGTTGCATCCCCCACAGTAGCTGTTGACATCGTCTGTGTGGTGTTAGTAAGCACCACACTCAGCGTGTTGGTGGTATCAGGATTTGAAGCCCCCACCGGGAGCGTCGCAGTCAATGTTCCGTATCGCGCTGGCTGAGTAACTACTCCTGCGTAATAGTAGTTGTTACCGCCATCAGTCGATACGTAAACATTGCACCCATTCCAATACGCGTTTATTGTCTGACCGCAAACAGCAACACACAATTGAATCTGAGTAGTAGATCCAATTACAGATGAACCTAGTGATGGCGGTGGAACGAAGATTAAGGGCGCCGCAACGTTGCCAGGGCTGCTATTGTAGTTCTGGGCGTTGCCCTGTGCAGCGGACCAGTTGTACTGCGGCGCGGTGCGAACAGTTCCGGTAATCTCGAGTGCTTCAATCTCAACCTCATTAGTACCTGTTTCACTGACTGTAGTAATCCGCGCTAATTGCCCATTGAGCCCCAACCCCGCATCCGTTATCGAAATATAATCCATAGGCTCTGCTAGCCCGTAGTTTGCCAGCACTTTGAACTTGAACGTATTGCGTTCATACAAGCTAGTTTGTAGTAGTAGCTGCGCTACAGTACGAGCCGTATTGGCGTTGGTAATGGCGTGGAAGGTGTACGTGGAGGACATCCGTACACCATTTTGATTGATATCATTTAAGTCGAAGGCTTCAGCTACCGCGGTATTGTAAAAGTTAGTACGATCAAGATATTCTACTTGAACGTAGTTGTACGTGTCCGTGAGAGGCTTCCGTGTGCACTTAACCGGATCCTCACCTTCACTGTACTGATACAGGTCGTCGGTGAAAACGTAAACAGGAGTAAGATTGGGGGTATAGGAAAACCCATTGCCACTTACCGGAGCATCGCAATAGGGGATAACTTTCAGCGTGCCCGCAGAATCAACAATGTCGCTGTTAGTGATCTGCATCAGCTCTGTTAAGAAGTCTGATGCGTTTCGCTGTGTAGTCTCGATAGGACTTAGTCCAATCCCTAATGACCACACGTACCCCTGGTAGTTATCGTTACCGAGTAAACTTGCGATCGGACCGGGGTACTGGGCTCCGTGATTTGTGTCAGTCAGGTAATCAACAAAGATTTTGGCAGGATCAGCGTCACCTGAAGACACTCCTGTCACAGTGAAAGAAATTACATCTCCATTCGCGTTTGAACTGGGGAAATTGCTCATCGTAACAGAGCCGGTCCCTATTGCGGTAACAGTCGTGCCGCCGGGTATGGCGCCAGCAGAATCGCTCAACAGACTTCCAATCTGCAAACTGCCTGGGGGTGAGCAGTTGGTAATTGTCTGGCTGCTAGTTACCATGTTCGCGGTGAAAGTGCCGCCGTACGTAGGACCCGGAGGGCCTGTGTTGTACAAAATGGCTTTAATTTCAAATGCCAAATTAGGCATGGCAGCGGAAGCACCCAAGTTGTAAGCTGGGGTGAATACGCATGCGATGTGATCGTAAGGTATTTGTTGGCTTACCGGAGGTACTGTCCAAATCGCCGGCGCAGAACCTCCTAGCGAGTATGAAAGATTTTCATTAACTAGAGTTACAATGGAACGATCATGCCAAATCTGCGCAAAGCCTGTGATAGGTCCTTCACACAAGGCTGCGGCAAAAGCGGTTGTGTAGTTGTAGGAAGATGGCTGTGAACTGCCCCCTCCTCCTTTAGCCGAACTGTTGCCTGTTCCCGTAGCGGTAAAATCGCCATACCAGACAAGATTCATTGTTCCACGAGTCATCCCGTACACTAACGGGATAGGCTGCCCCTGCATCGAAGTTGAAACTTGGATGCCGGTATAAACTTGCGGAGTTATGGAGGCAGACTTACTGCCGAACAACGAACTCATTAAAACAAACTCCAGTACGAGTCTAATCTTCCTTCCAAACTTGTCTTCAAATCATGAATTACGCGACGAGATAATCGGTACGCATGTATCATCGTGTAAGCATCAACTACGATGGCACCATGCGCGGCATGCCGACCAAAGTTGTACATCGCAATGTCCCCAGGCAACGGATCGTCTACACGATGACCGTACTCTTGTACAAAATTCATGTAACGAGGCTCATCATGGTGTAAGAACCACTGCGCATGATACGGCCTTGGATCAAAGGCAGGAATAAGTCCACAATCAACGTAAACGCGCACAAGCAACATCGCGCAGTCTACCCCCGCCCCTTTGATGTCGTGCGCGTGTGCGTACGGGGTGCCAACCCATTCAAACGCTTCTTTAACTACCGCACTACGTGCCGCAGCCACATCTTCATATTTTTCCAACGTTATTGCAGGCATGGTCAGGTTGTTGCTGCAATCGCATTGCCGATTATTTGCCCGGCCTGGTATCCTGGCGCCTGTACGGGGGGATTGCTCGTACCACCATCGATCATGGTTTCAGGTACTGGTATAAAAGGTTCACCTTTGAAGTGCGCTTTGTTACTAAACTTGGAGATACAAGTAGATAACTGGTGATCGCACCCCGGGTAGATGTTGAAGGTATCCCCCGTAGACGGCGTAGACGGTAACGGCGTAAATAACTGAATAGTACCATTGGTGTGTTTGAACGTCTTAATGGATGCCGTGATATGATTAAGAACACCACTTGTGAATGTGATTACGCCAAGATCGTAGTAATTGTCTGCCGCAGTCAAATTGGTTTGAAAATTGGCTCCTGAAAACACAGTAGACCCAACAGTTCCTGCAACAGTAAATGTTGCGGCCGACAGCGTACACCCAGGATCATACACCTGGTGCGCGCAGCCAACTTGAAAGAGGCTACGAGGCATTTGCACACCCATCAAAGATAAATTTGATGACGCGGTGATCTTAGCCGACAACCGTCCTACCTCAATGGAACCAACCACCCCTTGAAACCATTGCACAGCCTTAGGGGATGTATCAATTTGGGCACCTGGCGCAGGAGGCAACATGTACAGCTTGCTCATCGTAACCTGAGCACTGTCAAGGATTCCTAAACGGCATGCCTGTAGAAAACTATAACCTCCGATCGTCGGAGGGCCTCCGGGGGAATCCCACTGAGGCGATACTGTCAACTGCATATCAGTAGCGTCAACTCCTACTTTCTGCCGTAAATCCTCACGCTGAATTACTAACCCCGTCAAATACGTATTTAATGTACTGGAGGGGTATATCGCAGCGGACAAGGGGATATCGCAATTGGTAAAGTAATAGGTAGAAGTCCCTAACTTTGGAACAATTTGATAAAGTTCCGCTACTACGAACTCGCCGGCGGCAAGAATGCTTAGCGTCGCTGCTGAAGCGTTTTTCATGTTACAATTTCACAGAAGTGAACGCTATCTGTTTGGCCGCCCACCACTGATTCATGAATTTGGACAATTGCAGTTGGTCCTTATCAAACCGGCATCGGTAGTAAAAAGACCCTGTCCACGTAATCGGAGCAGCAGCGGCAGGGAAGTGCCCTGATAGAAATGTTACAATTCCGGTACTACCTAATGTGTACGCGGTTCCTAGTGTTTGTAGTACGCCACTTACGTAGACATTGGCGGTGCCGTTGACGTTCTGTACCAACTCACTGTAGTAAGGCCCGCCTGTATTGCCATAAGTAGCGGTGAGCTGATAAGGTCCTGCAGTGCCGTTGCCTGTTCCAAAATTCTGTAACGTAACAGAATTGAAATCAGGGTCTGTGAACAAAAACGTATCATAACGCCCCTGCACCGCATTAAACAGCCCGACGATAGCTTTCAAATCACTAGTAGAAAGATCATCCCGAAGCAAGTCGTAGGTCAATTCAAAATGTAGTAAGGGGTACACTTGATTGGAGATAGAAGCGGTTTTCCCACTCGGGGACGTCTGCACTATCGTATTCCAAACAGGAGTACGCACAATGTCCCAACCCAACCCTAGTATGTTACTAGGAAATACGTAGGCGCTCATTGCGGCGCCCTGAGAGGCTGACCTTGCCCCTGTCTGCGGTAAGCAGAATGTACCGCTCCGGCTAGCATGTCACGATTCTTCGGCTTGCTCACCCAACTACGAACAGACGTATCATCCCAAGCATGCACGTGAACATTAGTTACACCTCCCCCACCCCCGAAACCTCCCCCAC